TTAATAAGAGTAGCGTTGGGGTCTGAATATCGCTCACCAGTGTTTCGAGTAGAAATCTCGTGGAATACAAAAGGATCGGATACTGGCAGACCTACAAGAAGCTCGCCATTATCAACTGTTGCCGTTGCAGCTTGATCTATAAACAGGTTATCTGTTTCTTTCAAAACATTTGCAGTAATCAAGCCGTTATCTACAACATTCTCAACATCAGATAAGCCTGCGTCAATCAGTGCGTAAAGGCGTAGATCGTCTGCATCAAAACCAGTGTCATACTCGTCAGAGATATAAAAACCTTCAAGAGACCTTGAGACTTCTAAGGCACTGCCGACTTTTTCAAATCCTGTAAACCATCCGGTATCCCAATCAGGGCTATGCTCTACCTCATCCAGCAGTTCAAACTCTGTCTTAACGACAAGTAGACGCTCTGTAGCCTCTCTTGAGAAATTTCCAGAAGTATCTAGCGCCTTGATGAAGAACTTGTAATCTCCGGGCGGTACGTCAGCCTGAGCGATAGTATTCGACTTGTTAGCCTCTACAATCCTAATTGAAGATTCCCAAGTAGCTGTTTGTCTTGGCCCGTACCTGATCTCATAGCCTTCAATATCTGGAGCAATCACATCTCTCCAGCGGAATACTACGTTCTCACCGTTCTGTACTGCGTTAAATGTCTCGACATTAGGAGGAGGAGTTGTCTTACCAATAACGGTATGCGTTACACTGTCAGACCAAGCAGAGACTAGCGCCCCTTTGACACCTCTTACTTGAATCTCGTAATCAACGCCCTCATCTACGTCTAAGACAGAAATGCTAGATGCAGAGGTTGGATTAGTGCTTTCCCAGTTGTTATCCCCTACGGGTCTATATCTCAACTGAGTTAGCTGATCCCATCCCGGAAAAGAACCAAGGCTTGTTTCAACAAGCATCCTTACTCTAAGAGAGCCATCGTCATCGACGTACAAAGCCCCTTCATCAGACCGGATGTCATCAATAGTTGGCTGCTTAGGCAAAACTCTGTTAGGATCAACAAAGTCAGTTATGACTGGATCAAAGTCAGGGATGTTGCCTGTGAAAGCATCAAGGACGTTTGGAGCTGCTGGCACACAAGTCACGGCAGCAATCAGATCACCTTGAGGTTCAATAGATGTGACCTTGACGTCAATCGTCTCTTGTCCAGCTACGCCAAACACAACGAGATCATCTTCTTCTAGGTTGCTTACTGCTGAATCAAGCGTCAGAGTCTTGTTCAATGGCCCAGCACTAGGCGTGCATCCTACAGTAGAAATCGTACCGTCCTTGTGCTGTATCTTTACGCCGTAGTTATCACCGCCATCAACAACTTGCTCATCAATCTCTATCTCAGTGTCACTGATAACATTAGCAATACGACCGGCTGCTATGCCAACAAGAATAACATCGTATTGTAGCGTAAGTAGGTCGCCTCTCTTATACCTTAGATGTTGAATGTCTTGGCTGAAGGTGTACCTTTCAGGCCTCAACCTCTGTTGAGCAATGTGGAATCTACCGTACTTCCAAGCCTGATCTGGGTCGGTGACGCCTTTTGCTTCTAGAGTTTCGTATTGAGTAGCGTTTGTGGTATCGTATCCATCATCAAAAACTAGGCGTTCTGTGTTCTCATAAGTCTCTGAATCAATGAATCGTACTCTGAGACCTTCTGGAACATCGACATTGGCAAACTGGTATCTAAACCCAAAACTATTTCTTGGGCTGATGATCATCTTTGGAATAGATTGTACAGTGTCTCTTACAACTGTTACTTTTGAGTCTGGGCTAAATGCCCAAGAAGCTAAACCGCAACCTGCAACTTCTCTCGCTCTGTCTAGGGTCGTGCCTCCAGCGTCAAACACGCCGTTGTATTTGAAACCCTCTGTGTCACAGAACTCTGCCCATTCAGAAAGAGCATCAGTGTCAAGATCAGATTTAGGCAAAGGTCGCCTGTTAGCTGTACCAGTCCAAATATCTGAATATATCCAAGCAGGGTTATTTGTTGGCTCTTCAACCCACTCTGATCCGTTCCACACTGGCAGAACTGATGTGGCCTCTATGGAAAGATCGTCTACTCGCCCATTCAATTGATCTGTAGCCTTGATACGCAGAGACATGACAATTGTATTCTCTACATCAAAGGCTTGAACTGATCTAATAGTTCTCAGCGCAGACCAAGTAAAGGAGTTTGCAATCGCATTTGTTGCAGCATGTTCAGTTCTCAGCCTTGTCAAACGAACATCATATTGGCCAGTAGGTACAGTCCACCGATAACCTTCTCTGACTGTCTCTTTCCTGCTGGAAGATATTACAAACTCTTCTTCCTGAACAATCCAATCACTTTGCCCTACTTCTCTGTACTCTATTTTCCAGAATACCTTTGCATTTCTGGTCTTTGCCTCGTCATTGACAGAGTAAAGCCTTCCAGAAAAGTCAATACTTATCTCGTCTGCGTCTGGCTGAGTTGTCCTGATAGCCGAGATGTTTTCTACTTTGACACCATTGCTATCCAGCTCGCCTTCATTAGTAAAGCCTGTTGTAAAGCCAGTCGGCTCTTCAATGATCTGGTCTGTGTACAAAGTCATCTGATCGGGGTTTCCGATCTCAAACTCCACACCTTCTAGGTCATTGATATTGGTCTCGCCGATTCTTACAGGAGTGCCTGTCAACGAAGTGTTCTGATCAATGATTGGTTGCCCCGGCCCGACGGTGACACCACCAATATCTAGAGGGCCGTAACCAAGACAAACAAGCATACGAATATACTGATCTTTACCTTGAATCTCAGTATACGGTCTAGCCGTCATAGGAATCGGCGGGTATATTTTGAAGGTGCCGTATAGGCGAGGGACGGGCCTGAACGCAGCGAGTCTGTTACTAGAACCTGTCAAAGACTCAAGTCTGTTAAAAGACTCTGCGTTGTAGCTAGGAATATCTGGTATCTGAGGCGGGACTAATTGATTAAGAGCAAAGTTACCGGCAGCGGCTATACCAGCGGATGTAGCATAAAAAGCAAAACCTGATGTAGCTCCTGTTAATGCACTAGCCGCATAAGGCGCAGCGATAGCAATACCAATAGTTGCTACAGCTCTTACGATGTCATTACTTAGAGCATCACCGATAGCATCTGCACCGCTTTCAACAGCGTCAGTGAAGTCGTCGGCTAGATCGTCCCGTTGCTCATCATCGCGAGGAACAGGCCAAAGTATAACGTGAGCATTGTCCTTGACCTTTGTCAGCCTGTGAAGCTCTGGAGCAACTTTTTTGCCGTTAATGAACGCTTCTACACTGTTTGTGCCAGCAATCTCGTAAATAGACTGGTTCGCAGCAACATCTGCGTACACCCAGTCTGGCTTCAAGGGATGCCTGCTTGCTTGTACAGTTACGCTCATTTGAACCCTTTATACCGGTAGAAGCCTTCTATTCTTTTCTTCCATCTAAGAGAGTTGTACTCTTCTATACAGCTAGTTCCGTTTTTGCTGTAGTTGTGTAGCATAAGACCTTCACCAACAACGATTCCTATGTGCCAAGGTCTTGACTTTATAAGAACAACATCGCCTTCTTTTGGCTCTTTGACTTCACGAGAAAGTCTGCCGATAGACGACAATACAATCCTAGTTTTGTCTCTGCTTTCAGACTCTTCTTCTAGCCCTTCGTCTGGAGTATTAAGATCAATCCCATATAGCTCAAGAAAAACTTTTTCTACTAGTCTAAAACAGCCATTAGGCTGAACGTAGTCTAGTCCAATATAAGGTCTATACTTCTCAATCGACATTGCTAGGAGCGAATTGATCTTTTGGAAAGGCGTCGTCTATAGCGCCTTTAAGCACAGAAGCAGTCAAGTCTATCGTCGTTGCTGATCCGCCTGCCGCTGATTGAAGTTCAAAATTAACAGGCCCAAATTCTACCGTATCTGGACTTTCCGCTAGAACAATCTCATAACGGATGCTAGCCTTAACACGTTTACCAGCAAGGTTTCTCAATCTTCTGATTATCCTCTGGTCAACGGCATCAGCAATAATTTTAATAGAAGGTGCCTTATCCTCACTTTGTGTTGAGGCCGATACCCCAAAAGGGAATCTTTGGAATGTGCCTTCTGATCTTACTAAATCTTGCGTGTCATTGACAAGATACAGCGGTGTAATGTCTGGGTGAGATATGACCAAGCACTGCAAAAAAACCTTGCTAGTTGCAGAAGACAAGACAGCTTGTAAAGCACCTTGACTTAATGGCATTATGGAATAATCTCTAGCTGCATGTTTACACCGTACACTTCTCCGTCTACTACAGAGATTGTCGGTGGTTTATTTGCTGGGAACCGGAAAGTTGCAGGATCACCGGTAATCGGATGAACCCAGTCAAACTCTAGGCTGCCCATTGCAAGGGTATTTTCCCAAAAGTTTATAAGAGTTGTGTACTGCTCTGGAGTCAGAAACATTCTTCCAGATACAGGCTGAACAGCGGCAGTGAATCTTCTTCTTTGAAAAGCCTTGCCTGTTGCCATAGATGTTCTGATGGCACCTGTGGGAGGCTTTATGCTAAAACCATTCTGGTGAAATTTCTGCGGTAATTCAGAAGGCCAAGTTGCCATAATTAAAACTGCCCTGTTCTAGTTCCGCCGTGACGCCTAAACATACCGTCTAGTTGTCCTTGAGAATCTAGCCTGTCTATACTTTGCTTGACCATAACGTCAATATTAGTGTCACCATTGACATTCTTCTTGACATTCTGACTAGATACAGATAAAGGTTGTCCGCCTTCGTTAATGACGTTTACAGTGACATTAGCAGACCCGCCCATCTGATTATTAGGAATGATTCTGCCGTCTTGTCCGGGGACAAACATCTCAGGGCCGCGCTCGCCTACTAGGTGGGCTGTGTTACTATAAACATTGCCGCCGTTTGCTCTGGCAGGGCCGATGCCTCTTACAGAGGGTGGTGCGCCTCCTCCAATAGGCTGAGAGCCAGCTCCTCCACTAAACAATCCACTTAGAAAGTCTGATCCAAAATCAGTAGCGGCACCGACAAGAGGATCAACAACCATTCTTTGAGTCATTGCTCTTGCAATCGTCTCAGCCAATTCCGCAAAAACGTCTCTAGCAGACTCTGCTTGTAGAATGATATCAGTAAGACCGTCGCTTACATCGTCTTTTATGGTATCTCCGACATCACGCAAAGCTCTTTCCATATCACTGTAGATTCTATCACCTTCAGTGCCAGTCTTTTTGATGATTGATAGCAACTTCTTTTGTTGCTCTTGATATTCAAGCAGAGCATCTGATCTTGGGAAAGGGCCGCCAACAACGCCCCCAGTGATAGCAATGCGGACTGGCTCTTCTGACTCTTTTCTTAAACGAGAGAGAGCAGCTCTTATCTCCTCAATAATAACAGAGAGTTCTCTTTGTCTGTTGACATCTTCTGGGCTTGGGCCTGCAAAAGGGTTTGTCTGATCAAAGTCGGCAACAAGTTTCCTTTGTTCAGCGAGAGCTTTTTCAAGCTCATTTACAAGCTGCGCCTCTGTCATACTATTGAAAGACTCGGCTAGCCTATCTGCTTCTTTCCTAGTCTCCATCATCTCTGTTCTTACAGAAACTAAAGCTCCAACAAGAGCGACTATTGCTCCTGTTGGGCCAGTAAGAAGCATCAAAGCACTTTTAAGTTTTGTTACAGCAGATGCTAGGGCAATGACACCTTTTATGGCTGCTCCTGCTGCAAGTACTGTCATCAACTCTCCGATGACATTTATGTTTCTTGCAACTACTCCTGCAAAATTTGATATTCTTTGTACAAGCGCATCGAACGATCTTTGGAAGTTTGGACTACTTATAGTGGTAGCCAATCTGTTGATTGCATCTGCTGCGCCAGTAAGGTCTCCTTGAGACATGAGATCAAAAAATGCAGTCCTCAGTCTTTGGATAGCAGCGGCTATTCTCTCTGCCTGTCTGGCAGCTTCTGGCCCAAAGACATCCATCATCTCTCGACCGAACTTGGGCAGAACTTCATCTGACAGAAGTTCGCCGTTTTCCATCATTTCAAAGAGCCTTTCAGTAGTGACCCCTAAAGCAGAAGCCATGATCTGAATAGAGCCGGGCATCCGCTCACCAAGCTGCTGTCTCAATTCCTCAGCAGAAACTTTGCCCTTGGACATCATCTGCTGGAGGGCTTTCATAGCACCTTCGGTTTCTGGTGCTGTCAAACCCATAGCACGAGATGCTTCTGATATGCCTGTGAAGATTGTTCTTAACTCTTCACTGGTAATAGATGTTCCACGCGCTGCTGCCGAGAACTGCGCCATCTGCTTGGCAACAGAAGGAAAAAACAGGCCAAGCCTATCAGCCTCTTCTCTGATGAAAGCTAGCTGTTCACCAGCAGCCTCAGAACTGCCCGCAGCAACCTTCATGGTGGACTCAATATTATTTAACTGAGTCGTCGCCGCTTCTATTTGTCTAGCAACACTGCCAAATGTTAATCCACTGATACCTACGCCAAGTATGCCCAGAGTTCTCGTCAACCTACGAGAAGATTTTGACATCTTGTTGGTCGCTGTAGTGGCTTTATCTGTATCTCTGCCGTACTTTTTTACATCGTCGCCAGTTTTCTTGGCAGTAACGCCCATCTTGTTAAGGGAGTCAACAGCCTTGTCAACCTGCCTTGCATCTACCTCAATCTGTATTCTGCCGACTTCTGCCACTTCGCTCTTTCCTTCTTTTTGCCAGAGCCTTGAACTGGCTGCTGACTTTATCTGCGATTTTATCTCTGTCTAGTTGGTCAGGGTCTACCCAAGGCGGAGGACAGTTGTTCTCTTTTGCCTTGTGCATCTGATCTAGGTAGGCGGCTGATAATTGACGAAGAGCGTTGACTTCTTGAGGCTCAAGTTCTAATCCCATAAGATCAGACCAGTGCTTTATATCATCCCAGCCTATCGACTGAGCGCCCATACTGGACGCTGTTATCGGGCCAATCTCATAGAGCCACTGGATGATGTAGAGAAGTGGCCCCGGATCGGGTTCAGGGCCAAAGTAGAAATCTTCTCTCGGTCTTGATTGATCTTTGGGTGGAGTAGCTAGGTAAGACCTAAATCTTACAAATGTTTCTGCTACTCCGAGCTGCTCGTAAAAAAATTGGTGCGGTCTGCCTGAAACTCATCGACTTGCTCTGCAACCCAAGGATAGTCAGTGTAGACCTTACGAACATTTTTCTCGTTGAAAGCCAGCTTGCCTTCGTCTTCGATGTTACCCCAGTCGAGGGTCAACGCCACACGAGTTTCAAGTGCCTCCTTCTCAAGCGTGTCGATGTCAATGTCAGAAACATTACGCTTGCCGCGAAGAAGACGCTGAATCTGCGCCCGACGTTGCTTTGCCAACTTGGAATCTGGCCCTGCCATTTTGATCCAAGCGTCAGTCTCTACTCCCGAAATCGGGTGTTTTAGGTAAAGAACTGCGCCTTCGTTGGAACCCTCAACTGAGTTAAACTCTGATAGCTTCATAGATTAAGACCCCCGGCCTTATTTGCTAATGGAAAGATTAAGCAGGTGCTACTTCAATGATCTCGTCAGTGATTTCAATCGTAACACTTGCAGTGGTGATCTGATCAACAGTACCGACGTTTGCAGTGTAGCTCATAACCTGTGCTGAGAAATACAGCTCAGTGCCATCCTGTAGGGTGACGTTGAAGCTGTAGTTTTCGTCGCTGTCCAGAGCTTCCTGAAGAACAGTCTGTCCTGCGTCACCCGGTACACGAGCAACAGTCATGCTGATTGAGCCGTCGTTGAAGCTGCCCTTACGCTTGACAGTCTGACGATCACCGAGCGGGTTGTGAGTCACAAGGCTGTACTCGCGACCAAACTCGCCAAGGTCAGTGACCTCGCCAATCAGTGCAAAAGTGAGTGCTTCAAAACCAGTGCTATCATAAGTAGCTGGAGCGTCTGCGACGACTCCAATAGTAGTTCCTGCGGAAGTAAATGCGCCTGATGCCATTTCTTATCTCCTAACTTGATA